ATACTTTGTAAGAGGACGCGCCTTCAACTACCGTCTCATGTTCCGGAAGCTCCAGATTGGAGATGCGTCGGCGCAAGGGACGGAACAATGGCTATGTATCAAGCCTGACGATCAGACTCCATATGTTCTAGGGCAGGAAGCGCTGAGTAAGGGTTGGATCCCTCCGGCTGGATTCTCTTCCCTCCCGGCTTCGGTACAATCCCAGATCCCGGAACAGTACCGATATTGGGATAACAAGAGCGCGGACAAGGTTAAAACCATTCGAGATTTGCTGATCGAGGCCATCAAGAGCGGCGAGGTCAAGATTGACTATGGCGCTCTTCCCACCAAGAAGAGCGTTTCCAAAGCCCAGGTCCGCATCTACCTCCCGATCCAGAAGGTTGAATCCGACAAGCGGCTCGTCACGGGCATCGTTCTGGAACCCGATAAGGTGGACGCGCAGAACGACACCGTGACTTGTGAAACCATCGAGCGCGCGGCCCACCGCTTCGTGTCCAGGTATAACCGAGACACTCAGATCGGTCTCATGCACTCCATCTTCGGGGAGAACGGGCTAGAACTGGTCGAATCCTTCATCGTACCCAACGACATGACCATCGGAGGTTCCAAGGTGACGAAGGGGACCTGGGTCATGACGGTAAAGGTCCTGAACGACGATGTCTGGAAGCGAGTCAAGAACGGAGAGATCACCGGCTTCTCCATCGGTGGTCTCGCGACTGTATCAAGTTGATCCCCTTCCCTCGCCGTGCGCTCAGCGGTTAGACTAACAGTGATGGGCGCTACCAGCGAGAAACAAGATGGTGTGCGAGAGCTGTTGGAGCTTGAGGTTCGCGAGGTTTCTCTGGTGGACCGACCCGCAATCAAACGTGAGTTCGTGATCGTCAAACGACTGGGGGATACGATGGGAAACTTCGCGCCAGACTCCGAAGAGATCAAGCACGCGCTCCAGCTTCTGAAGCGGCTCGCCCTGGAACACCTGGAGCCGATCACCGCCGCCATCAAGAAGTCGCAGGAAGGTGCGACCGCTCCCACGGCGGAGCAGCTCACGGACCTGTACGGACAGACCGTGGAAAGCCTCTTCATGGCGCATTCCGACCTCGCCGGCATCTCGAAGTCGCTCAAGGATGGAGGAGCGATGGACGAGGCCAAGGAAGTCGAGGCGGTGGAGAAGGCAGTCAAGAAGGCAGGTCTGCCGACCGATCTCAAGGAAGCCTTCGGCAAGGTCCTGCCCTGGCTGAAGGGCGCAGGCGCGAAGTTCATCCCCGAAGCGGACAAGGACGCGCTCCAGATGGTGGTCGCGTTTCTCGGCAAGGTCGGCGCAGGCGGCTACCCGTACCCATCGCCCCAGGGCAAGACCGTCCAGAAGGGCGAAGAGGGACAGGCCGCGGGGACCGACGCCAAGCCCGTTACCACCCCGGAAGAGGTGGAAAAGGCAAGCTCCAAGCGGATGACGAACGAGCGTCTCACCTGCCTCAAGGACGCCATCTCGAAGCTCAGCGACATCGTCAAGGCTTTCGAGGAGCCGGATATGACGCAGGATCACAAGCCTGTCCCGACCACGGAAACGATGTCGGCGCAGCTGCGGAAGATGGTGGACGACGCTACGGAGCCCCTGAAGAAGACCATCACCGGCTTGGAGAAGAGCCTCAAGACCACCGAGGAGAGCGACAAGAGCCACTCCGACGAGGTCACCGCGCTGAAGAAGCGGCTGGATGCCGTGGAGGGGACCTCGAAGGGCGGAACCGAAGAGGGGAAGCCCATCTCCAAGGCCGACAGCATCTGGAAGGGCCTCATCTGAGGCGGAACGAGAGAACGCAACCCAAAAGCAGACATCGGAGCAGGAGAAGATCATGACGAACGAGGAGCTGGTCAAGAAGGGCATCATCACCGCCGATGCGCTGGCGGCAAGCGGCAAGCTGAACGACGCACAGTCCGACAAGTTCCTGGACTACGTGTTCGATCTCACCGGGCTCTCCAAGCTGGCCCGCACCGTTCGGTTCCGCAACGAGAACATGGACATCGACAAGATCGGCGTCGGCAGGCGCGTGGCGATGCCCGCGGCAGAAGCGCGCGATCCCCAGGTGCGACGCGGCGTGAGCACCTCCAAGGTCAGCCTCACCCCGAAGGAGATCATCGTCCCCTTCGAGGTCGGTGACACCTTCAAGGAGATCAACCTGGAAGGCGTGACGGTGGAGGATCACATCGTTCGGATGATGAGCACGCAGCTCGGGAACGACGTGGAAGACCTCTACATCAACGGCGATTCCGTGGGACCGGCGGTGGTCGAGGGGGACATCATCGAGGGTGGCTCCGCGACGGACTACATCAAGGACGGCTACATGGCCCTGTTCGACGGCTGGCTGCGTCAGGCCGATTCGTCCAACGGGGTAGACTTCGGAGGGGTCAACATCTCCTCCAACGTCTTCAGCCGGATGCTGAACGCGATGCCGATCAAGTTCCGGCGCGACAAGACCAAGCTCATGTTCCTGTGCTCGCCGGATCTGGAGCAGCTCTACAGGGAGCGCATCTCCACCCGCGCCACGGCCAGCGGCGACAACGCGCTCAGCTCCACGGAGCCGATCACGCCCTTCGGTGTCCCGCTCCTCCCCTTCCCGCTCTTCCAGTTCTATCCGCCCGTGGTCCAGAACGTCACCTTCACCGGCTCCGGCACCACCGTGTCCCTCCGCTATGGCCCGGTCCAGGCGGGAACCGTCGTGGTCACCCCGACCTCCCTGGCCGGGGTTCCCGAGGAAGCCTACGTCAACCCCACGGACTACACCGTGGACGAGACGGCGGGAACGATCACCCACGCGGGCGGTGGCTCCGCCATCGGGCCCACGGCCACGGTCAAGGTCACCTACTCCGCATACCCGCAGCTCATCCTGACCCTGAAGGAGAACCTCATCGCGGCCATCGGGCGGGACATCCGCATCGAGAAAGACCGCGACATCTTCAAGCGGGTCAACCAATACGTCATCACGGCCAAGATCGACGCCAAGGTGGAAGAGCTGACGGCGATGGTCAAGGCGTACAACCTCGGGAACAGCATCTAGTCGGGAACGGGAGCGCGTGCGGCGTTGGCTAACCCCGGTCAGCGCCGCACGCCACGCGCCGTGAATTGGGAGGTATCCACAACATGGCCAAGCAGTATCTTGTCGAACTGGTCCAGGGACAGACCCACGTTACCCCGTGGGGACAGGTGTCGAATCGCAACAGGCGCTTCAGTGAGACCGATGAGGCGCGCATCCGCTACTTCCGCAACGACGGCAGATTCCAGATCACGGACGCCGGGGAAGCAGCCAAGGAAGGTCCGGTGGTCGCTCCGTCCGCCAGGCCCGTCAGCGTCGGGAGGGTCAAGGCAGTACCGCTGACCGACGCGCGCATCCTCGCTCTGGCCAAGGCTACGGTGAGTATCACGCAATCGAAGCCCGCGCTGCTGTCTCTCGCCAAGGACCTGGGAGTGAAGGAAGCCGACTCGAAGGGGAAGCCCATCCTGGTCAAGCTCATCAAGGAGCGACAGGCGGCCATTCTCGCGGAGCAGTCGGAATCCGAGGAGCAGGAAGAGCAGGAGGATGAGGGCGAAGCAGAATCGGAGTGACGGTTGTTCTGCTTCAACCTCTCAGACGGCTCCACGCTTTCAATCGACCTCGCTCAAGACGCGGATCAAGAGCGGTGGTCCGCGCTCCGTTCTGACCCCAAGTTCCAAGAGGACATCCGAGGGGTTTCCATACAGGGCGACGCAAGGACCCTGACGTTGCCGGTTCCCTTCCGCTTTCGCACCATCCATTTCGACATCGGGTTCTCCAAGGCACAGGGGAAGTCAGGTACCAAGATGGAGCGAGCGTATTGCTACGCAGACTCCATCCGCATCGTCCTGACCTCTTACACCGAAGGAGGGATGCGGTTATCGAAGGTTGAGGTGTCCCGCGTTGGGAAGATGAGGCACGGTCCCTTGATGTCGCCTAACAGGCGACGAGATGGGCTTGGCGGGCGGGAAGGGGACGAGACAGGGTAGGATCGGGTAGCACGCTACGGGAGGGCAGAGGATGCCGTATCTGGCTGTTGGTCAGGAGAACACGCGACTCCTCCTTGCGCTTCGAGTGGTGGACGCAACCGGTCACCTCTACAATCCGACCTCCGTGAAGTTCTTCATCAAGAGGCTTTCGGACGGTGTACAGGTGTTCCCAACACCCTCCGGCTCCGAAGATGTTACCCATTACGGCCAAGGTGTTGGGGTATTCCCGGCGTGGAACACGACAGCGAACACCGGATGGAAACCCACGACTCCGTTCACCGTGGGGGCACACCAGATCGTTTGGAAGTATGCCGACCCCGATGGCGTCGCCATCTTGGAATGGAGGCAGATCTTCAACGTCGTTGCGGCCGGTTTGGGCCTCCCGTATTGGACCTACATCGATCCCATCGAGGTCAGAGCGGAGGGGATAACCCCGGCACAGCTTTCTGACGCGCGCATGCTCGTTCTACTCAGGCGAGCCCAGAACTACATCGAGCGCGCCTGTCGTCAACCGTTCCGACCCACGGAACTGACCCTCAAGGTCGATGGGCCGGAAGCGGAAGTGGTGCATCTAGGTGTACCGATCATTGGCGTCGAACACGTCAAGATCAACGATTCGACCATCCTTCTGGACAAGTCTTGTTACAGGGTGTACTTCACTTCGACGCTCGATCAGTATGGAGGATGGTCTCCCGAGGACAACCTCCACAATCCGCGAATCCGGATGACGGCTCCGTCCGTTGCCGATTCCATCTACCGTCAGGGCGGTGGAAGCGCGCGGTACACTCGTCCAGGACGTTTCGCCGTGGGGGCGCAGAATCAGGAGATCAAGGGCATCTTCGGAGCCTTGGGACCTGACGGTTGTACTCCTGAACTCATCCGCTACGCGATGTTGCGTCTCATCTACGCCAACACGGAACCTCTCATCCCTGGAGTTGTACCGGCTCCGCAGGGAGACATCGCGAGCGAGTCAACCGACCGACATTCCATCTCCTATGGTACGGACAGCGGAGCGGCTCCATACGCGGCGCTCTCAACCTGCTCCGAGGTGGAGGAGATCATCCGCTCGCATCGCGCTCCCATCGGTATCTCCGCTCCGGCTCCAGCTTGGACATATGGCTGATGCCCCAACCCAGACTCATACACCCTGTTACGCTCGTCATCCTCCCGATCAACAAGGGAGACACGGTGTATGATGGGGCGGCTCGGGAACCGGTCAAGCAGGTTTCGAGGTCGGAACCCGTGTCTGTTCCGGCGCAGGTCCAATGGAGCAAGCTTTCCGACCCGCAGCCAAACCGAGGAGGGGTTCAGGAGAAGTCCAGCGGATACGTGATCTTCAGAACCATCGACCTTGAGATTCGCTCCTACTGGCCGCAACGGGGAGATAGAATCACCTCCATCGGGACGAAGTACACGAATCAACATCTGTATCTCACCGGCCAGGAACCGGCGGGCCATTACGATGGCGATCCCAAGCTTCTGGTCTTCAACTTCGAGGATCGCCAGCCAACCCAGAGGAGTGGGTGATGGCGAAGGGAACCAAGGCTTCCATCACCTGTAAGGTGGAGTTCACGAAGGGCTGGGACAAGCTGAAGGCTCTCCTCTCCTACGCTCGGATGACTCCGGCGGTCAACCGTTACATGGAGCAGGCGACTCGTTTCAACTGTCTAAAAGCGGTCAGGGCGGTTCGCAACTCCATCCGGACCCCTTCGGTTTATGGAGGCCCTCCCAACGCCCCTCTGACGATCTTCATCAAGGGGAGTAGCAAGCCTCTGGTCCACCATTCGGAACTGTTCAAGGCTGTCACCTACAAAGTATTCACGCCCTTTACTGCGGAGGTCGGCATCCTCAAGGGGAACAAGGTCGTCAACATCGCGATCAGTCTACATCAAGGACAGGTCATCAAGGTCACTCCGAAGATGCGTGGCCTCTTCGCGCGACTCGCTGACGCAGGGCGTTTCCGCAAGAGCTTCAGCCCCGGTTCCCGGCGTGGACCGGGAAGCCTCACCGGGCGAGCGGCGGAGTTGTGGGCGCAGCGCCCCAACAAGAAGTGGAAGGCTCTGAAGCCGGGAACGACTCATATCCGCGTACCTCCCAGACCTTACATGAAGGCCGTTCTTGAGAGCAAGGCGCTGCTGATGGAGATGCAGAACAATTGGGTCGCAGCGCTCGGAGCGGCGCTCGCAGGCACCAAGCCGGAGCTGACATGATCTCGCGCCGTCTCATCAAGTGCTTCAGCCTTGGCCCCGATTCCGTGGGACGGCTCAAGCTTTCCGACCCCTCCAAGATTGGGGTTGATGCGCGGAACGCCTGTCTGGCTCTCCGTCTTGTTTCAGACGGTATCGGAGGAGCGTGGTACTCCACCGATGGCGACATCTACGCTGAGACGTGGACGACGCAGCCCGGAGCCCTGGTAGGATGGGTGCAGATCCAACTCATCTTCGCTGAGCCAAAGGACGACAATAGGAACGCTGTAACCGAGGTCAAACTCCGTCTCACCAACGGTTCCGTACATAAGTATTGGAACGGTTCCGCGTGGGTCGCTTCCGGCGTTTCCAACTGGAATACCGTACAAGAGGTCAGCGAAAACATTTCGTCTTGGAACGACCCAAAGCTTGGGTTCGTCCTGAATCTTCATACGACGGATAGGAGGTATACCCCGGCTGTAAGCAAGGTCCGAATGGTATTGGACGTGGACCTCCCATCCTTCATGGAAGACTGGATCTATCGTTCCCTCATAGCTCAGATGGCTTCCGACATCATCGTCGCGACGGACTATGTCATCGAGTCTCCCGGTGGAACGGACATCGACCTTGCGGCATTCCCGCTCGAAGGGTCGTGGAACATCGTGGACGCGGAAGGGGCTTGGGACTACACGGATGATCCAGGGCGCGACACCAACCTGTTCTCAAGCTACACATCCGGCCATATCACCCTCTCCTCTCCCATCGACGCCGGGCATAGGGTTTGGATTCGCCTGCTCTACAAGCCCGTGATTGCTGTTACGACAAGCCAAGATTATACAGAGTTGGATGCGTCTCCTTCAATCCTCTTCGAGACCATCGAAGTACAGGACCTTGGGCGCGCGGCGCTTTCCGACTACGTCATGGACATCTATGCCGACCCGCCAACTGCGGTTATACTTTCAGCGCCCAGACGGGCACGCATCCTTTTCAACCTGGTAGTTACTGCCCCAACGGCAGTGGACTTGATGAGATTGACGGAGTCGGTTGCTGCTTTCCTGGACGGCCATCCGGTACTGACCTCCTTCGCGACGGATGACAGGGCCAGCCTGGTTGTAACTTCCCCGTTTACTTCATCGACCTCGCCCAACCTTGCGGACCTACAGAGCGCGGGTATGAGCTTCAACCTCGAAAACATCTACCAATGGCTGCAACCGGCCCAAGAAGCCGGTGACGTTCCAGGGGTAGGCTACGGGGTCAAGCGAGTGCTCGTTGGCGTTGAGGTCGGAGCAGGTTCCGAACAGATCATTTTGGAGGACACATAGCATGGCCCAGCGGCGTTTCGGTCCTACCCTCGGTGCGGGAGTCGCAGTCATCGAGTTGGAAGCTGAGAAGACAATCCAGCCCGCGCCCACCGGGGTCAACTGCTACGTGGGGGTGGCGGAAAAGGGCGATGTCGGAGAGCTGAACTCGTGTCCTACCAAGAGCGACTTCGCCAAGAAGTGCGGCGGGTTCACCGACTTCGCATCCACGCAGCTTCCCGACGCGGCCATGGACTTCTGGAACATGGGCCAGGGAGCCGGAGAGCTGTTCGTGGTCCGCGTGACGGACGGGACGGAGGTCAAGTCCAAGGAGCAGTTCTTCAGCCGCCATTCCGGCCAAGGGTTCTATGCGGGGCGTCTCAGCGACCCCTCCTACAACCAGATCAAGCGGAAGGTCTTGGAGATCACGGCCAAGAACGGAGGAGCGTGGGGAGGTCGGGGCAAGACGATCAGCGGCTCGGTCACTCTTCCCGGCGATCTCACCGAGACAACCCTCGACACCGGCGTCACCTCCAAGATCAACGAGTGGGCCGGTGCGACGCTCCGGCTCGAAGGGGTCACCTCCAAGACCTACACCGTCGTCAGCAACACGGTGGCGGGCGTCGTCACGGTCAAGAGCGATTCCACGATGTCCTCCGACCTCGCCAGCGGTTCCACCCCTTCCAACGCGGATTACCAGCTGGCCCTGGATTCCGCCCTGGTGACCTACCCCACCCAGCTCGCTGGGACGCGGAAGGCGGTGTCTGTTCTCTTCAAGGACGGCGAGGAGAGCGAAGCAGACCTGTTCGGGTTGGAGGTGTACTGCGACGAGGTCAAGGTTGCGGAGTACCCCAACCTGTCGCTGGACCCCGGCTCGAAGTGGTACATCGAGCAGGTCATCAACGAGGATGCGTCCAACTTCTGGATCAGGGTCGTGGTTCTCTACTCGGGAACCCTCCTGCCGGCCCACCGACCGGGGAACTGGGCGGGAACCGCGAAGGAATGGGCCGCAGAAAGGATGACCCTCCAGATCGGCCATGTCCGTTCGATGAACGCGGACAACGACGATGTCGGTTGGGTCGGGAACTGGACGCTCCCCTCCGATGCGGGCTACCCCGACCGGGTCAAGAAACAGCGTCTCAACATCGTCTTCACGAGCCCCACCGCGTTCACCGTGACCTGCGAGCCGGATGAAGGAGCCGTTCTTGACCTCCCGGCGGGAACGGTCGGCACGCCCTACCCCGCGCTCAACCGCTACGGCATCGGGTTCACGATCTTCCGAGGAGTGGACGCCTGGACCGCAGCGGACGAGATCATCATCGACGTTCTGCCGCTTCCGGTGGACGAGGATGGTGCGGGGCTGCTCGCCGGGCAGTACCTGTACCCCGACCTGGGCGCGAGCACGCGGACCAAGGTTCGCATCAAGAGCAACACCTCCAACACGATCACGCTCTCCGTCGCTCCGTCCGTCCCGCCGGATGAGGACCTTCCGGCCACCGGGTTCATCGACACCGGCGCGCTCGTGTTCCCGCTCACCCTCGTTTCGACTTCGCTCAAGCTGGTCCATTCCTCCTTCGGATGGTTCGATCTCACCATCCCCGCAGGACCGCACGCAACCGCAGCGGCGCTCGCCACCGCGATCAACACGGCGTGGCAGACGGCCAGCGGCTCCACCGGACACATCGCTTCGGATGGCGGAACGTCCCACGTCCACTTCGAGGTGGACGGGACGGACCCGGAGACAGGGCTCGACAACTTCCTCATCTTCACGGCGGCCAACGCTTCCCTCAACGTCGCAGCCGGAGCCCATCTCATCGGGGATTCCGGAGCGGACTACCGGGTTCAGGCTCCCATCGAGCTGCGCGCCGGGTACAACGGCGGAATCCCGACCGTTGCGAACTACCTCGCCCACGCCGATGTCCTGGCCTCCCTCATCCGCCGCATCCTCGGTCGGAACAAGGGTCTGGTGAAGCTGGCCGTTCCCGGCGTCATCGATACCGACATCCAGAAGGGGTTCATCCAGCTGGCCGAGGCGCTCAACTACCAGTTCCGCGTGGAAGTGCCTTCGGGGATGGATGACGATGCCGCCGTCGTGGGATACGTCAACGACACCATCGGCCGCAACGACTTCGCGGTGGTCTCCTACCCATCGTATGGCTACGTTCCCAACCCCCAGGGCGAGGGAATCGTGCTCCGGACCCTCACCGGCGCCATTCACGGACGGGAAGCCCTCATGGCCCGCAACTTCGAGGGGTACCACAAGGCCGCAGCGGGCGTGGACGTCACGCTCCCCAACGTGAAGAAGCTGCCGACCGGAGAGCGCCAGCTCAACGAGGAGATGCTGAACCCCCAGGGCGTGAACATCATCAAGAAGCTCAAGGGCAACTTCATCCTCTGGGGCGACAGGACCATCTCCCTGGATCCGGCGTGGCGCTGGAAGCACCAGCGGGAGTACCTCAGCCACGTCGAGAACATCTTCAGGGAGGGGTTCGACTACATCGTGTTCGCGATCAACGACGTCATCACGCAGCTCACCCTCACCACCGCGTTCAAGACGTTCTTCCTTCCCGAGTGGCGGAAGCGAGCCCTGCGCGGCGACAAGTTTGAGGATGCCGTGAGCATCAAGATCGACAGCGAGAACAACACCAACCTTTCGCGCTCCCAGGGCGACCTCAACGCGGAGATCAAGCTGCGGCTGGCGGATACGGTGGAACGCTTCATCATCCGCATCGGCAAGGCCGGCATCTTCGAGGATCTGAGCGCCTAGTTCACCCCTTTTGCTGGAGGCTTTCGTCATGGGTATCAAGGCAACGCTGAAGGAAGACCACATCCCCAAGAACAAGTTCACCCTCATCGTCTTGGGGATGCCGGCCATCTTCTTCACGAAGATCAGCGGGATCGAGTTCCAGACGGATGTGGTGGACCTCCCCGACCGCACCCGCGCTTCGGGCGGGAACCCGCAGGCCACGGAGTTCACGGCGGAGACTCCGCTCCACCACTCCACCGAGCAGGCCGCGATGGAACTGTGGCTCCTCGAAGGACAGGACCCCGTCAGCCCGCTCTACAAGAAAGCGGGAACGCTCGTCATGATGTCGGGAACGGGGTTGGTCTTGAAGACCTACACCCTCACCGGCGTCTGGGTTTCCCGGCGCAAGCTTCCTGACCTCGACTTCGAGGATGAGGGCGGGATGGCGACGTGCGAGTGGACCTTCCAGTGCGACTCGGTGCTCCCGATCTAGGGCTTCAACGAGCAGGAGTAGGCCATGGCCGACCAACCGGATGACGTCTTCAAGGGGTTCTTGGACGTACCTCCTCACGGAGCGAAGGAGGTCATCCAGAACATCGGGAAGGGTTGGCCGAACAACAACCCTTCCGGACCCAACCAGTATGGAGGCGGCGCTCATTACGACAAGATGCCCGACGGGCAGTTGAAAACAGCCCACAACGGGCTGATCTCCGCTCTGTCTCACGTCTCACCCGGAACGTCGTCCAAACCGATCACGGATCAACTGGTTCAGAGCACGACAGAGGCCAGACGGCGGGGCATGGAGTTTGACGACAAGGGTCGCATCAAGTAGACATCGAGAGAAACCGCTCACAACCGGCTCCTCGCCGGAATTGGAGTGTACCGATGAAGAAGAGCAGCCAGAAGGTCCCAGCGGCAGCGGAGCAACCGTCCATCCCGAAGGGGGAGGAGGTTCCGCTCACGTTCTCAACTGTCCGTGATTGGGGCCAGAGACTTCCCATCGGGCTCCTCGCCGGAGGTCAGCTTCACCGCGACTTTGGGTTCAAGCAGTTCCGCATGAAGGAAGAGCGGGAACTGGACGCCGTTCGCAAGGATGCCAAGCGGATGTCGATGGCCGATTTCGTTGCCGCCGTCCTGTCCCATATGTTGACGGTGTTGGGGCCGTACCAGGACTTCCAGAGCCTCAGCGAGCAGGAACGGAAGATGATCGTCCACCAGATGTGGTTGGGCGATGTGATGTACGCATACATCTACCTCCGCATCTCCGCCTTGGGCGAGGTCATCAAGTTCAAGGTCGAATGCCCCTCGTGCGGAACGAAGTCAGACCTGCCGGCAGATCTGTACGACACCGACGTCAAGATCGCAGAAGGGGAAGCGGCGCTGGTCCGCTCGATCATGCTCCGCGATGGACTCATCCTCGAAGCGGGCGGAGAGCCCGTCAAGAACCTCTACATCCAACCGCCCAGATGGAACGCGATGACCTCGCTCCGCGCGCCGGGAACGTTCAGCCTGGGCGATGTCAAGATGGCGATTCTCCTCTCCTCCATCCGACAGGCCGGTGAGGGGCGATTCCCCTTGACCTCCCAGGTTCTGGACCTCCTCACCAAGTACGATCTGGAATCCCTGGCTCGTTCCATCGACTCGATGTCTCCAGGACCGGATATGACTGTCGAAACGACGTGCCCCGCGTGTCAGCGCGAAGGAAAGCACCCGTTGGACTGGTCTTATGATTTTTTCTTCACCAGTTCATCCCTCTGAAATCAGCGGATGAGCTGAGAGAGGAGTTGTTCGTGCTGGCCTACGCCACCCAGGGAGGGATGTCCTACTCTGACGTGGTGGAAATGACTCGGCAGGACCGCGAGTGGTACATCGAGCGGCTGAGCCGTGAGAAGGAAGAGGAGCGACACAAGATAGACTCCTACCGTAGCAAGAACGCCCCCAAGGGAAAGGGCAGGAGGTAGCCGGTGGCCTTCCTAACCGCGATGGCGATTGGCGCGAAGATCCAGATCCTGGCGGGCAACTCCTATGAGGAGCTGTCGAAACTTTCCAAGGGAATGGAGAGCGTCGACAAGGCCACGCTGAAGCTTGGGATGGGGATGGGGGCACTCAGCGGTGTCTTCGCCGGTATGGCTGCGGTGGGAGCCGGAGTAACCGTTGCGGTAACAGGCATCGCGTTGCAGGGGCTTGCGGTGGCCGGAGCGTTCGAACAAGCTGAGATCGCCTTCACTACGATGCTCGGGAGTGGCGAAGCCGCCAAGAAGTTCCTTGGTGAACTCGAAGCCTTTGCCGCCAAGACGCCCTTTGAGTTCCCTGAGCTTCTTCAGGCGGCTCGTTCGTTGAAAGCCTTTGGATTCTCAACGGAAGAGGTGTTGCCGCTCCTCACCACGGTCGGTGATGCTGTGGCGGCGCTCGGAGGAGGTTCGGAGGAGGTCAACTCAGTAACCAGAGCACTCGGGAAGATGCGCGCCAAGGGAAAGGTTGGCGGCGAAGAGATGATGTTGCTTGCGGAGCGCGGAATCCCGGCGTGGAAGATGCTTGCGGACACGATGGGAACGGACATCGCTGGAGCGATGGATCAGGTAAGCAAGGGAGCCGTCACGGCGGATGTCTTCATCAAGGGATTCAAAGACGCCGTAACGCGTGACTTTGGCGGCGCCATGGACAAGCTCTCGACTTCGATGTTGGGGCTCATGTCAACGATGTCGGATGAATCGCGCCGGATGCTTCGAGCCGCTTTCACGCCCTGGCTCGACACGATCAAGCCCGTCATGATCGGGATCAACACCCTCATCGGCCAGATCGCAGACGGCTTCGCTGGTACTAACAAGGAGGTTTCCGCCGGAGCGGCGTTTGGCGAGGGGATGAAGATTGCCTTCGATGAGGTCCGTGTCGCCGTTACCTCGTTGGTCGAACAACTCACCGCGATGACCGGAATCGTGGGACCGGGGCTCGCCAAGAACCTCGGGATCGCAACAATCGCCGTCATCGCTCTCACCGTCGCTCTCACCCCGGTCGCAGCCGTCCTTGCCGTCGTTGTAGGATTGGTCGCAGCGCTCGTCATGGCCATTGGGGCAATCGGATGGGTGCCTCTCCTCGTTGGCCTTGCTGTTGCGGTGACTGCAGTCCAATTGCTCCTTCCTCTCATTGGGCTCTTGGGCATTGCCTTCCTGTTCCTTCGAGGTCAGGGCGAGTCGATTGGTGACACCTTCACTCGCTGGTGGGGGATCATCAAGGCGTTCACGAGTGGTGTTCTCGAACCTTTCAGGCAGAGCTGGGTGGACTTGTCGAACAGCCTGTCGGAGTCGTGGGATCGGCTCGTTCAGGCATTCTCCATGGCTTTCGACCTCATGGCCCTGGGCATCGGCCCTTCGGAGGAAGGCGCGAGGTCATGGGGGGAAACCATCGGAGTGGTACTGGTCAAAGCCGTTGAAATCCTGGTTTCCGGAATCAGCGTTCTCTCCAAGGTCTTGGTCACCCTGGCTACCTTCTGGACGGGAGTCAGAGCCAAGGCTGAAGGGGTCATCGCCACGTTCCGAGGAGTCAGCGTTCAGGCCAAGGTCATCGGGAGGCAGACCAGCATCGTGTTCCAAGCGGTTCGGGCTTTCGCAACGCAACTCGCTGATATGGGTTCGCATCTCTGGCGCATCTTCGTCATGATCCACAAGCCGGTTGTGGACCTGATCATCCGGATCACCATGCTCCGAGAGGCGATTGCCGGCGCCCAGATCGTTGCTTCCTTCCTGTCCGGGAAGGTCCAAGAAGCAGGGTCCAGCATTGCTGGATTCGCGGTCAAGACCATGTTGGCTGTCTCGGGAATCGTGACCAGGGTTGGGGACAGGATGTCTCAGGTCTGGGCCGGCATCAAGACTGGGTTCATAGACCCATTCGTGTCCGGACTTTCCTCTCTGGTCCACGCTTTTGACCCAGTTGTGACCCGGATTGAAAGCGCCATGGAAACCATCGTGGGCGCGCTTCAGGGGATGGCGGATAGGGCACGCGAGATCATGGCATCCTTGCTCGGTACCATCATGTCTGTCTTCGTCAGCCTCATGGATACCCCGATTGGTCGTCAGTTGTTCGGAGTCGGGATGGACGTCAAGAGCGCCATCACCACGCTTCAAAGCTCCATCGCGGCAGTCAAAGCGGCTCCGGTCACCGTCGCGACGGAGGAACACGCCAAGCGCGCCGCATCGGTCCTTGGGGAAGAGCAGCGGCAGCGCGCGGCGGCATCCTCGCCGGAAGTGGCGGCATCCGTCACGGTGGAAGGGAAGCAGTCGGTCACGATCAAGAACGAACTCACCATCGACGGCAAGAAGATGGCTATCGCAACAAAGGAAGCGGAAGTGGAGTTGACAGAGCGTGCCGGGTTCAGCCTCACGCCCTGGCAGAGACGCAGCGTTCTGGAACGAGGGGCTACGCCCATCCCGGCAATGTGAGAGGAGCTTCAATGGACCCCGATACCACCGCAAGACCTCCGGCATGCGTAGGGCTGTGTAGCAATGCCGCGTTCATGAGAACGCCGGGGAGGGGAAGATGACGGCGGCCAGCGTTCCGTTCCAGTCAGTCGGATGGTCTCTGGTTTCCCAAGACGATGGGACGGAGGTTCGGGGCCAGTTCATGCCCAGCGGGCTCGTGGAGAACGTGGCTGGAGATTGGGCGGAACAGTCCACCATCGGGCTCGACCAACCGATCCTCCAGTTCGTCAGCGGAAGGCTCGACACCATCTCCTTCGATGCGAAGTTGTGGGCTCTACACCAGGGATCAGCGAATACCCCGAAGGATGACCTGGAGAGCGAGCCGCAGTCCATCTCGGGAACCGCGAGGAGCCGCTTCAGCGACATCCGCAACCTCGCTCGTTCCGACCCTGACCTCGGAAGGCCGCACGTCTGGCTCTTCACAGTCGGAACGCAGTTCAGCCAACTGGTCGTGGTCCGTTCGGTGGGGGGAATCCGCTATGACCGGATGCGTCCGGATGGCTCACTTCGAGGCGCCCTGTTCTCAATCGACATGGCCCGCTATCTCGAAGCGGGGTTGTCGCAGATTGCCGCCGGGGAATCCTTGGTGTCCGGCGCGCTCGAAGGTGAGGACTATGAGGCGCTGGCGAAGCGGGTCTACAAGGAGCCCATCCTTGGTGAAGCCCTGCGCCGCCGCAACCCCGACCGGCGATACCTCGCGGCTGGCGACCTTGTTCACGTTCCCAGGGCTCGCACCTTGAGGTCAGAGATTCAGCCACTCCGTCCTGCTTCCCTCTTCCTCAAGCCGGGGAACGACCAGGATCAGCTCCGCCGGGATTCCTTCGAGGTCCATTCTGGAGACCACCTCTCCCACATCCTGTTGAGTGACTTCTGATGTCCTTCGCTTCCCTCGCTCCAACACTGCGTGTCGATGTAGAGGACAACGAGCTATCAAGCGACATTACAAAGCTCGTGACGCGTTGCGAGGTTGAGCTCACCCGCGACATCGCGGACCAGATATCCCTGACTATCGTCAACCCCGTCGAGACCAAGATGGGGGAGGGGAACACAGGACGGCTCCTCTTCACCGACTCAAAGATGTTCCAACCGGGGAACGAGGTCAGCATCTTCATGGGATACGGTGATCCCGTCTTCATCGGGCGAGGGATCATCGACCGCTTCCTGCCGTCCTTCCCTCGTGAGGGCGTTCCGACTCTGACGATCAAGGCGCACGATGCTTCCACTCGGATGATGGACGGGGAAGCGGCGCTGGAACCAGCTATCTATGTCGATATGACCTACGATCAGATCGTCACGGACGTCATCAAAAAACACGGAATCCTCCCCGGAATCATCGATCCTGTCGATGTAATCGACAAACGGATAGCCAAGAAACGCGGAATGTCGGATTACATCTTCGTGAAGGGCCTAGCAAACCTGGTTTCCTATGAGTTCCGGGTGTACTGGGACAACGACGCTCACGCGTGGAAGGCAAACTGGCGGGCTCCTCGAAGCGATCAGCAGAGAGCGTATGAGTTCAGCTACCTCAATGGGCCGGATTCAACCCTCATCGAGTTTGAGCCATCCTTCGGACTTCGGGACGCCCCCAACGGCGTACAGGTCCTGTACTGGGACAAGGACACTCGCGGTTGGGAGGAGATGAAGGTTGAAGAGGACAAGACAGGCGATTCCCCGTTGTTCACGGGAACCTCGTCTGACATGGAAGAGGAGATCAAGTCCAGCTCGAAACTTCGCATTGCGGCTGCTGGACGCTACGTTGAGGTGGTCGCGGATCGCCCCTTCGCTTCCGCAGATGAGGCATACCAATTCGCGGAACGATGGATGAGAGCCCGCAAGGACAGCTTCCTCATGGGGAACGGGAAGACCATCGGACTTGAGAACCTCCGCCCTGGCGACATCCATCGACTCTCCGGATTGGGAACGCAGCTGTCGGGCGATTGGGAGTTTTCAACGGTATCCCACTCTTTCACCAGCGACCGTGGCTATGAGTGCGGCTTCTTTGCCCTCAAGGTGATCGAATGAGTGGGACCTTCCGCGAGATTCACTATGGTATCATCACCGACAACGCGGACGATGAGAGGAGAGGTCGCGTCAAGGTCAAGTGTCGTACCCTCCTCCCCGACGATACAGAATGGCCCGATTGGATTGAGCCGGTATTCCCGTACCTTTCGAGCAGCGATCAGCAGAAAGCGACGGGCGGGTGGCTTTTCATCCCCGACATCGGAATCGTTGTTGAACTCGAAGTTGTCGCATCGGCTCAACGGGACGAACAGCGAGGGGCCGCTTCATTCCAGATCCCGGACATCCGATGGCGCGCGTGTGTATGGTCTCGTGGCGGGGATGAGATGCCCGAGGAGTTCACGACCAACTACCCCAACCGGAGAGGATTCAAGACCGGGCGGGGCCACCTCCTGATCTTCGATGACACGGACGGAGCGGAGTTGGTAAGGTTGGCGCATTCTTCTGGTTCCTACTTCGACATGCTCGCGGGGAAAGCTGTAGAACTGATGGCGCTCTCCGTCGTCATCGGAGACAAGAATACCGCAACCTCCGTCATCATCGATACCCCGGCAGGGTTCCAGTCGCTTCTGGGAGGAGCCCTCTCAGAGTTGTCTGGCCTGCTTGCGGGCCTTGGCCTTCCGGCTCCGAATACCGTTGCGCTGGCCGCTCTCCTTCAGTCCGGTTCTTTCTCCTCCCTCACCACGAGGTCAACGTAGATGCCCCTCAACAAAGCTCAGTTGATACTGGAGTTGGACGCGAAAGCAGCAACGGTCTTTGGTCCCGCTTACACGCCAATCTCCCAGGAAATGAAGGACGGGTTCTGGAAGATCATCGCGGAAACCTTCGTTGACCACTTCAAGAACAACACGGTCGTCAATGTTACCTCGGTCACCGGGGTAACGACGGGCAGCTTCAGTTCAGGACCAGGGACCGGCACGATCAGTTAGGGAAGGCAGGGGGTCAGACGGCGATGCCTAATGAACGTCAACTCTACTCCGGTGGGCTTCGAGCGCCGATCCGTCCTTCCCATACTGGCGGGTTTGAAGTCATCTCCGGTGACGACTACATCATCCAGCTCATCCAGATGCACGTGGCCGACTCCGACAGCGACAATCCGTTCCAAGACATCGGGTTCGGTCTGAACGCCGTCTTTGCGAACCTGTCGGATCAGGGGTTCATGGGACAGGCGCGGTACAGGACGGAGCTGTTGTTCCGCAATCTCCAAAAGGCCAACATCGCGAAGCTCATGGAACTGACCTTCGCGGACGGAGAACAGGAAGGGGAATCGCAGATGACGATCAAGTTCCTTTCCCTCGAAACGAACACTGAAAGGGAAGTTACAACCACGGTGAGGAGAACCTGATGGCCCGCACAGTCCAGGTCCCTGACTTCGATTTCACCGGTTTCTACTATGCCGAGATTCTGGAAGCCCTGATTCAATGGCTTCGGACCAACGTACCCGAGGTCACGAATGAGGACCCAGCGGAACCCGCAGTCCAACTCCTTCGAGCCTACGCGCTGATCGGACACCTGAACAACGTGTTGCTCGACCTGGGCGCGCACGAAGCTCTCCTTCCAACGGCACAACTCCGTGACTCCATCGTTCAACACCTCGCTCTCATCGGGTTCACGGTAGCCGGTGACGTTCCTTCTGTAGCGGAGGTTGTCCTCACGCTCTCCAAGACGTTCACCTCTGCATACCAGGTCGTTCCCGATCATTCCTTGTTCTCGACCAAGCGAATCTCCACGGAGGAGCCGATCATCTTTGAGGCCAATGGCTCGCTCGACATCAGCCGGTCAGATCAGATCACCAAGGCTTTCGTGTATGACACTTCGGGTCCCACGTGGACGGAGGTGACGACGCAGATCAACACCGACCTCGCGCCGGTCGCAATCCTTCCCGCGACTCCCGCGCCTGGGGATGCTTTCTACATCGGGCACGACTCCGTGTTGACGAACCGGATGAGGGCTTCCCTCGTTAGCGTTCCCATGGACGATGTCTTCGGGGTATGGGAGTACGGGGACAACGAGTGGTCGGATGACTCGCCCAATACCATCCAGATCGTCGGTTCTCAGTTGAAGATCGTCATCGATTCCATGCTCGGGACCGATGGAAGCATCGACTACAGCGGGCTGACGGTCAAGGTCGTTCTCAACGCAACCGGAGCGTCGGAAACCCTCGTGAGCGATCACGACGGTTCCCACAACTACATCCTCACGGCAAGCTACCTCGGGCAGACTTCCCCTTCAACGACTCCCGACACCTACACGGTCGGTTCTCTCTGGCATCGGCTACCGGGTCTGGATGACGATACCAACGCGGGTTCCACGACCCTGGAACAAGACGGCGACATTGATTTCCTACTCCCCAAGACGCAGGATGAGGATTGGCAACTGGAGGAGGTCAATTCTTCCACGATCTATTGGCTGAGGTTCCGCGTGGTCTCGGTCGGTGGCTCTCCTGTTCCGGCTACGTTGGACCGCATCTACTGGAACCGCAGAGACAACTTCGTACAGGTAGAATGTACGCAGGGTCAGACTCGGAATCAGGACCCGCTGGGATCTTCTGATGGAAGCGCCAACCAGGAGTTTCAGCTGGGCGCCTCTCCGGTCATCCCCGGAACCGTTGCGATCGTTGTTAACTCTGTTCTTTGGGAGGAGGTTGACAGCTTCCTCAACTCGACCTCGGTGGACCGGCATTACCGCGTGATGGTGGATTCCGAAGGGAACGGGACCGTGGTATTTGGAGACGGAATCAACGGTCAGATCCCTCCAATCGGCGTCAACAATGTTTCGGCGGAGTATCGAACCGATGCGGAGCTGGACGGGAACGTGGGGTCCAACTCCATCGTCGTCAATCGGTCTGGCCTGGCGAACGTCAAGGCAGTCTCCAACCCCAGGCCGGCATCGGGTTGGGTTCAGCGGCGAGGAGCGACGGAAGCAGACCGGGAACTGCTGAAGCTCGAAGGTCCGGCCAGTCTGCGCGTCCTTGAACGGGCCGTCAGCCCCTATGATGTTGAGTACCTCGCGACCCATTTCGTCACAGCCGCAGGGAGCCGTCCCTTCAAGCGCGCCAAAGCCGTTGAAGAGGCGGCAGGTCTCAAGACGGTGTCCGTGTACCTCGTGGGTTCGGGAGGAGCCATCCCGACCTTGAGCGACATCGCGGAGTTGAGCGTGTACCTCAACGGGGATCTGAATCTCGGAACGCCGGGCGTGATGGTCGCGAATCAACGGGCGTGGCCGAGCGGCTACAACCCGTACCTCATCAATGTAACAGCAATTGTTACGGGAGGGAGCAAGCAGACAATCGAGACAGCGCTTCAGGGGCTTCTCAGCCCCGTCGCTCTCCTCGAAGATGGGTTCACCTATCGCTGGGCGTTCGGTCAGACCGTGGCTCGCAATAAGATCATCGCTACCATCTTTGCGGCCGATTCCGACGTGACCGACGTGAACCTCATCGACCCTGTTTCCAACGTTCCCCTGAACGTGGAGCAGCTTCCCGCTCTTGGGACGCTCTCCATCTTGGTGATCTGAGATGGCCAAGATAGATACAACCTTTCCGTGGGACGCCTACCGTTTCCTCATCAAGCCGCTTCGTGACGGTGACAAAGATGGTGTTCTGGAACGCTATCTTGGCGGACCTCAGGCCGACTTCGAGCGGATTCAGCAGGACATCCAGAAGCTTGATACCCTCCGCGACATCGAGGGAATCGATGACGACTTCCTGATCTACCTCAAGTGGCTCCTCGGATGGACGGCGGAGCTGGCCTCCATAACGGACGGGTTGGCGCCTGACGTCCTTCGGAAGCTCATTCGGCTCTCCGCTGAGATGTGGAAGCTCAAGGGGAGCCCGGTTGGAATCGTCAGTTCGATCCGCGCTCTTACAGGGCGGGATGTCCTGTATCGGGATTGGTTCTGGTTCCGCTGGTCTGTTGGAGGGTCAGGGCTCTGGTGGGTTCAGCGGTACTCCGACCCGTGGTTGGTCGGCTGGAGCCACGGGGATCGGGATGAGTACCTCTCCGTCCTGTTCGTGATGGTGGACCTCGGGATTCCGAAGCAGCTCATCCGCGACATTCTCCAGCTCAATCGTCCGTTACACGAATCCTTCCTGATCGTGTATGCGGACTTCGTGGATGATTTCCATCTCGGGAGGGGGAGATGGATGCGGATTACAGGAACCGATGTCGCGTGGGATGAGGACAACTTCCGGCTCGTTCTCCCAGACACGTCGCGTCAGGAGTGTAACGTTGCGAGAGTTGCGGAGCTGGACGAGATGGTTTACACCAGCGTCGTCCAGTTCACCGTGGACCTTCAGGTCTTCAGGGTCACCTTCCATATCCAGGACAACGATAACTGGTATCGGGTTCGGTTTGGCCAGAACGGGCTGTTGCGACTCACGGTTTGCAAAGCAGGGGTTACAACCAATGTAGCCGCCTTCACGCTTCCTCATCCATTCCCGCTTGTTATTGGCGTGACGGTGGGAGTCGAGGTCAGAATCCCAGAAGCCGGGAAGAGGCGGGTGAGGGTGATCGTTGAAGGAGACACGTGGATAGACTACACCTTCAGCGAGCCCAACGTGTTCCGCGAGGGAAGGCTTCAGATTGAGAATGATTCCGGCGTGAGTGGGGACATCTACCTCGACAATGTCCTGTTGATAGCTCCACCGGCGCACGTGGACGAGATTCCGGGGAACGGGGCGATGACCTCGGTTCCCTTGCTTCCCGCACCGAAGTCCAACGCCATCTTCAACTGGACCTTTACAAGCACCGCCGGTTGGACGCTTACTTCCCTCTGGCATTCCAGTGGATTCCGGCATGTTAGCCATCCCTACGCATTGTACTTCGGGACGGGCGAGGTAGGATACCACACCTGGGGGACCCCAGGCGGCTACGCTGGAGCGATCTACAACGGGCAGGCGCGTTCCCCGACCTTCGATCTCACCCCGTGGGTCGCAGGTCGTTACAAGATATGGATCGAATGGCGGCAGTATGTCGACATCTCTCTCTTGTATGCGCAAGACGACATCCAGGTTGGAATCCGGCTTCTTGGCGGAACGGTTCTCACGTTCTACAAGGCGGACATCCTTGCAGGCGGAGTCGGAACCCCGGAGCATCCGAGGTTCGACATCACCCAATATGTAGCCGGACAGAACAACGTGGACTTCCGATTCATCTTCAACACGATTGTCAACCATCCCTCTACAGGGGAAGGCTGGTATATCGATGACGTTCGCATCTCTGTGACGGAGGTATAGTCCCATGACAGCAACCCCTCGCGTGAACCTCACCCAGCGAAAGCTCATGGGTCTCATCGACCTCAAGACGCGGTTCCTGGACTTTCTCGAATGGGAGGAGGTCAGAGGCCGGAAGATGATCTGTAGCGGTCCCACCGTTGGTACCAATCGTGGAGGATTCTTCACGGGGGCCGGAGCGGTGGATGGAGCCGGTCTTCACGATCTGACTTTCACCCAACTCCGGGGAACCAACGGAGCCGGTGAACTCATCGACCTCTCCGCCGGAGCCGTCTACACGACCAACGTCCCCTTCGAGGATGCTCCCGCCGTCACCTACTATCTGGCGTGTCGCATCGGTGAGATTCCCACCGGGGTAGTGCTTTCGCCCTTGGACGGTGACCCGGAATACGATGCCTACTCGAAGGAGTTGGCATATCGCGATGAGCCGACCGCAGTGGTCGACAATGGCGATGGGACGATCACGTTCACTCTCGGTAACCACGCGCTCCCCGCAGACGACTTCACCGGACGCATCGCCAAGGTCTGGATCTACAACACGCCGATGGCGACGGATACCGCAACGGCAATCGAGTCGTGTATCGTCAACGGAAGGACGATAACCACGGTTGGTTCCCTCGGACAAACGAGCATCTCCATCACGCCCGGATACTATCGCGTGGCGGTCTTGGGACCGGACATCACTCGCAGTTCCGCTGTGGCGACCGCCACCGGGGTCGCGTACATCGGGACGGTCATTGGCGGAGGGGCACCCAGGGTGTTCTCAACGTCCGGTCAGATCCAAACCCCTCCGCTTTCCGAGCTGGCGCAGAGAGGACAGATCCTCCGGAAAGGGTGGTTGGTTAAGCCAATCGTCTACATCGGGGTTGGTACTATCCAGGTTGATTCAAGCGGTATCGTGTACGTGGGTGAGGGTGTAATCCAGACAACTGGTACAATCTTCACTCCTCTCCCCCTGACGGCGGAGCGGTTTATCGCGTGGGACAACTCCCTGAGTCAGTATGTTATGTACACGACATTCGATGCGGCCAACTCGGCGTATCGTGTCCCGGCCCATTGGATCAAAACCGATGGTGCCGGCCTCATCACGGGATCGCAGAGCCTGTCGAGAAATATCTATGAGCACAACGAGGCGCACGTCGTCACGCTCGCAACCGATCCGGCCCTCCGCGCTGACTTCACGTCCTTCCAGGACGCACTGGCGTGGTGCTACGCCGTCCAGTCGAGCAGCCATCCTCGGGAGTGTACCATCGAGCTGATTGGAGACGTTGACCATTACTGGATGACGAACCAGACCCTCATCGGCGGAGTTACCCGGCTCACCGTCCGTGGACGGGGTACCAGCCTTGTAGAATCGGCCAACACCCCGGTTCGGAACGCGCGCTGGCCCCGTTTCCTGTTACAACTCAATGCTGGCGCGATGATGCCGTTCATGTCGTTAAGCGGAGCGACGGTTTGCGACCAGTGGTCCTTCGAGGACATCACCTTCAGTCCGCCAAACGTGAACCCCGCTGGATGGGCGCAGGGGAGTGCGTTCTTCATCGATAACACGGCGAAACTGAAGAATTGCTCCTTCAATCGTTGTCGAGCGGAGCAATCCTCGGGAAGCGCGACAAGGTTCACCTCCTTCATCGGGGCCAACTCCACGACGCCGCAGGAAGGGCTCAGCCTTGAAGATTGCGAGTTTCACGTCAGGGATCGCGTCATCTACAACGCCCAGGCTGCTGGGGGTTTCTCTTACACCGCGTTCGGAGGGTACGGTTGGGGGCTCAGGGTCAAGAATTGTACGTGGGTGGGTCTGTTGGAAACGCCGTTGTTCCTCAGCACGCAGGGGTTCATTTGGGACGAAGGGACCGGACGGAACTGGCGGATCACCGACAACTACGTGCTGACGAACGGGCGCTGCGTCAGCGCGGCAGCGCTGTCGAAGGCCTGGATTCACGATAACTTCTTTGAGAATCGTGACAACAACTTCATTATCCGCCTTGGTACGGGTACCAGTTACTCGGTTGCCGAGGTCTGGATCTACAATAATCATATTCGGAACGATATTGCGGGTTCCCTTGTCTATGGGACGCAGCATCTCATCTCCATCCAGTCAGGGTCCTACAACCTGGGCGTCTTCATCCACGACAACTTCATCGATGGGGACGCAGACGACCTGACCGCTGGCGGAGCGGGAATCTACTTTGATGGGTCCGGTTCCGGTCTGGGCGGCTCGCTGATCGCCCACCATAACATCCTGTCGGGTTGTCGTGACGGCATCCAGCTCGTCCAGCGCGGGTACGGTTCCGTCATCTCCGGCAACGTAATCATGGACAATTACTCCACGGGGATCTGGCTTTCGGACCTGGTAAACAACTCCATCGTTTCCGACAACGTCGTTAGGGTCTACACGCCAGACGCCATCCTCGTAACGGGTGACCGAAACGTTGTCAGCGGGAACGTCGCAACGGCGCAGGACGCTTCCGCCAACGGGGCTATCTCGCTCCTGGACCCTGGAGACTACAGCGTGGCTTCAGGAAACGTCGGTTGGCTCTCTGCGGCCAACGTAACAGGGCGCGCCATCCGAAACACCCAGGACTATGGAATCATCGTCGGCAACTCCGCGCAAGAGGGGCAGTATCCACTCCTCCTCGGGAGGGCGGGCGGTACTCCGGGGGTGTGCGTCGGGAATCAGGCTTATGGTGGCGTTCTCAGCGATCTTCGGTTGGATGCTGGAAGCCACTACATCGCCATCGGGAATAACATTCCGTTGGGTCTCAACAACGGCTCCGCCAGCTCCACCGTCGCTCCCAACGAGCCGTAACCATGAAGGAAGCAGAGTTCAAGCGTCTTGTCGATACTCCGCCGGAGCGCCTGCGGATCATTGTAGGTCAGTACCGGAACACGCTCGCTCTCCTTCAGCAGACGGAGGTCAAACTCAACAAGCTCGAAGAGGAGCGTCAGCGACTCACCGGAGCCGTCCAGGCGCTGGCTATCGCGCTTGCTGAGGCTTCGGGCGAGAATACGGTACAGGAGCGGTCAGAACCGCACGCGGATGCGCTACTCCGGCGCATCCTGAAGAGGATCGGGAACCTCTGGAGGCCAGGACGATGAGCGAGATGGCTGACGCCCTTCAAGCAGAGATGTCCCGGTTGGGGTTCGTGTTCTTTGAGAAGGGGTCCTACAACCTCAACCTCATCGGACTTCGTTCTGCGCGCGACCAGTCCAACCTCTTCGATGACACCTTCACGTGTTCCTACAAGGACGACACCGGAGTATGGAGATGCGAACGATGGCCCTACACTTCTGACCCTGGCCGGAAGTACCTCCTGGAACCGATGAACCCACGAGGTTGCTCCATCCTATGTGCGGGGCAGAACCGAGGAGCGTACCAGCTCGGGACCCACAGGGGCAAGCCGGGGTTGGTACAGGTGAGGCCGGTGACGTTCTGGGTGGACTCCGACCTCGATGAGACGCTCGACAGGCAGGGGACCGCCCGGACAGGGCTTATCGGGCTCAACATCCATCGGGCGGGGAAAGACAGTCCCGTGGTCGAGGCCCATAGCGCCGGTTGTCAGACCTTCAAGCGTGAGGACGACTTCGAGCGGCTTCTTGACCTCGTTCGGAAGCAGATCGCGAAGGGACCTGGCTGGAACAGCTTTTCATACACCCTCATCGACATCGGGGACAATCCCAATCTCTCGCCATTGGCGTTGTAGGAGCACATCGTGGAAGGGCTAGATCTCAACATCCTGGATTGGATTGTTCAGGCGGGAATCCCAGCTGCGTTGGGCGTCATCATCGTGTTCTACCTGTTGCGGTACCACATCCCTCGACTCGAAACGACCTTCAGTGAGACCATGAAGGCGCAGATGACCGCGTCGCAGGAGAGCAACAAGGGGTTCCAGGAAGCGATGAAGCAACAAGCGACGGAGTGCAAGGAGATGGTAACCTCCGTCACCAGCGATCACAAAACGGCGCTCGAAGGTCTGACCGAGACCATCCGCGAGCAGGGGAAGGCCGCAGCGGAGCAGCGCAAGCTCGAAGGGGAACGCACGCGAGCGACCCTACATGATCTCTCGCAATGCTCGGAAAAGTTGACGGAAGCGGTGTTCAAGCTGTACGGGAAGGAGATCAAGGAATCCGTCCCCAGCTGAGAACGGCTCGTTCAGGAAGCGTAGTTCAGTCACGCCGTTCCCGAGCACCCGTTGCATATCCAACTCGACAACCGTTCAATCGCCTTCATTGGCGCGCCTGTCGCGCTCATTCGAGCGTTGGACCGAAGGACGGCGTTCAAGCAGGAGGGACACCGGTTCCATCCCGCGTTCCGAAGGGGTTGGTGGGACGGGCGGGTTCACCTGATTCGGAAGTTGCGAGGTCAGACCGGCTTCTTGGCTCCGGTGGGGCTCCTCCCCGACCTCCTTGAGATTGCCACCGAGATGGGCGTTGAAGTCGAGGTTGAGGACAAGCGTCGGAAGCCCACGAGGAGGATTCACACCGACTGGAACCCGAAGTATGAGATGCGAGAGTACCAGTCGGAAGCGGTTGACACCGTCGTTGAGGACAGAGGATACCTGACGGGGAAGGGGCTTTTGCGGCTTCCAACCCGGAGCGGGAAGACCATCATCGCAGCGAAGATCGTGGACAGATTGAAGGTTACCACGCTCTTCCTGGTACAATCCGAGATGCTACTCAACCAAGCGCGGGAACAACTGTATGACGCGCTCCGCATTGAGATCGGCCAGGTCGGTTCCGGTGTCTGGGAACCCAAGGCCGTGACGGTGGCTTCGGTTCAAACGCTCACTCGGCGCTTGAATGGAGCGGACACGCGGCTCCTCTTCGAGAACAAGGATTGCGTGATCTTTGACGAGTGTCACCATCTCGAAGGTAACAAGTGGAGACAGACGCTGGAGCGTTGCGACGCGCTCTACAAGATCGGGCTCTCCGCGACCATCTTCTTGAACTCCCCGGAGGGGACACCCAAGAGCACCATCTGGCTTCGAGCTACCACCGGGCCAATCCTCTATGAGTTGGAGCCTTCCTACCTGATCCGTCAGGGCTACCTCATACAACCGTGCGTCCGATTGATAAAGATCACGGAGCCTACTGTCAACACGGATTCCTACGGGGAAGCCTACCAGGATGGCGTTATCTATCACGAGGTCAGAAATGCTCGCATCGTCGCTGAAGCCAAGGAAGCCGTTGAAAGGGGGCTCTCCGTTCTCATCATCACGCGACGCATCCTACACGTGCAACTGCTAGAGAGCATGCTAGAAGCCGTGGGGCTGAAGGTAGGGACCTTGACCGGCTCCTCGGAGCCGGAGCTGCGTAGACAACACGTAGCCTCGTACAAAACAGGGGATATCAGCGTCTTGCTGGGAACGGTATTCGGTGAAGGCGTTGATATCCCCTGTATTGAGTGCGTTATCAACGCGGAAGGCGGCAAGAGCGACAAGGCTACCATACAAAGGTTCCGCAACCTGACCCCATCGCCGGGGAAGGAAAGGGCGGAACTGGTGGACTTCATGGATATGACGCACCGGCTCCTCGCTCGTCATAGCCTCGCAAGGCTCCAGATGTACCGTTCCCTCGAAGCCTTCCAACTGGAGATCATACCGTGAAGGCGGAGATTCACGACCAACTGAAGGAATGCCTGACATCAGACCTCGTGGAAGAAGCCAAGATCATCTGGATCTATTTGAAAACGATCAACCCCCAGGGGGCTTCGGTTCGCACGCTTGCGACTCGACTTCAGATGGAAGAGGACAGAGCGCAGATTGCCCTAGAAGCGTTGGAGGAGCGAGGCATCGCGAAGTTCTGCTTCAGGAGGTTCGGGGAAGTCTGGATCGCTCAACCGATTCCGGTGTTCCGACCAACACGAAACTCAACGTCGGAATACCACGAGAAAACATGCGCCCGACAGATGTTAACAAGGTACAACCAGCGAAGAGAACAAGCAGGGTTCCGAGCGGCGATTCAGCTCGACACGCAGATCCGCTACTTCGCCAAACTTTACAAGATGTTAGAGGAACTGGAGGTCAATTTCGACGCCTGGATGGACTTTGCCATCGAGCGGACGGAGTTCATGAAAGCCAAGATGCCGTTCCCGACTCCGATGATACTGTCCGGGAACTGGTTGAAGAGCGAGTGGTGTACGAACGGAGGAGCGGGAACGACCAAACCCAAGACCCCGGAACACGCCGGAGCGGAGTACAGCGACCCTGCCGAGGTCAAACAATTGTTAGCGTCCAACGGGTTCGACAGGGCGAAGAGTATGACAAAGGCGGAACTGCGGTATGTCGATGGGATCGCCTCCAGTTTCGCTCGCTTCCCTCAGCTCATCGAACCTGACCCGGATTGGATTGCCGAGATCACCTTTCTGTCGGAGCGGTACAAGGATGCTGATCGTACCTAACATCGCGGGGTTACAGCAGGAGCTATGGGAACGACGGGTTGCCAAGTGTACCTCCTGTGGCGGAGTCGGTTCCAGGATGGAACCCGATCCCGAAGATCCCATCGTTCTCAACAGGGTTATCTGCGGTTGTAAACGATGGGTTGACCTCCGGGTTTCCTACCTGAACGCCAATATACCCAGGGAGTTCTGGGATCTTGAGATGAAGGACTGGGTGCGAAGCAAGCGCGCCAAGGACAACGTAGCGGAGTACATCGGACAACTTCGGGCCAACAAAGACAAGGGTATCGGGCTAATCATGTTGGGGGAGAACGGCGTTGGAAAGACCCTTGCCGGGGCAATCATCCTGAAGAGCGCGGTGGGAGCCGGATACTCCGCCGGTTACATCACGATTCCCGAGTTCATCTCCTCAATCATCCCGGCGGACAGAGAGCCGGAACTGTCTGAGTGGCTATGGTACCTCCTCCGCGCTGACTTCCTGGTTCTTGACGAAGTGGGGAAGGAGTACAGGAAGAGCGGGTCAGAACACGTGAGAGTGCAACTGGATTCGCTCCTTCGAGAAAGACGAGGGCAACATCGCCCCACGATTCTGATATCCAACTTCGAGAAAGACACCCAACTCAGGGAAAGGTACGGAGAATCCATTACTTCCATCCTGATTGACCGAACGAGGCTGGTTGCTTTCTCGCCAGGAGACTTCCGGCTTCAGAGCCTAGTCAGCGGAGGAGCGGACTGATGCCTTTCGACGTAGCCTTTGAAAGAGACATCCTCGCCAAAGCCGCCGTGGACCCCGTGTACCGGGAATCGGCTAGACGACTCCTGGACGAGCATTCCTTCACCGCGTCCCAGCACGGATGGCTGTGGAAGGTCATAGCCAAGCTCTCCTACACCGACCGTCTGACCGGGCACGTAGCGTTGGCGAGAGCCAAGAAAGACATCAAGGATGAGGAAGAGCGGGGAGAACATCTGAGGGTTGCTCTCCAGATCCTCCGACACGAGCCAGGGAGCGCCGCAGCAAGCCTCAAGGAACTGGGTGACTTCCTTCTGTACCAACACCTCTCCTCCGGCATCGAGAAAGCCATCCGCGCAATGGACGGCGGGAAGGTCGATGAGGCGTCTGAATCGCTCCGTGAGGCAATCCGCTTCCGACCTCAGACGCAGTATGAGAGCGTGGACTGGATCGAAGGGTTTGAGGAACGACAGAAGGACCGCAAGGAGTTGTCGGAACATCCGGAGCGCCGTCTGGTGATTCCGACGCGCCTCAAGAAGCTTGACGGGCTTCTTTCTGGCGGCATCGAGGTCAGCGAGCTGGGGCTCATCGTCGCAACCACGAACCGAGGGAAGTCATCCACCGCAGTACATCTCAGTTTCTGGGCTGCGGCGCAAGGTTTCAACACTACTTACATCTCCACCGAGATGGGGATTGATCCGGTCGCGACTCGACACGACACCAAGTTGCTTGGCCTCCCCTACTCGAAGATCAAGCAGTACCAGTTTGACAAAGATGAACTTGAAGAGGCTGAAGCCAGGGTAGACAGGTTGAGGTCAAGGCTTGAGAAGAGGCTTCGCATCGTCGCAACTCCTCTCCGGCGCGCGTCCATCGCGACGGTGGAACAGGTCCTGGATGACCTCGAAGCGGAGGGGAGAACGACGCAGCTGTTGGTGATGGATTCGGGAGACCATCTACAGCCGTCCCAGAAACACCGTGAGTTCAGACTCGAACAGGCCAATGTTTACTGGGATCTCAAGAGCCTAGCAGGGGAACGCGGGATGGCCTGCTGGTGTACCACTCATGCGCCCAAGGAGGTCGTCAACAAGATCGCCACGGCGGAGAACACCGCAGAAGCCTACGACAAGGCCAGAATCGCTGATATCATTTTCACTCTCAACCAGACCAAGGCGGATGAGAGGTCAGACAGGCTGACGGGCTACCTAGCCAAGAACAGACAGGGGCGAGCGAAGGTCCTCATCCCCCTCATCGCAGACTTCGCCCATATGCATATTGAGGAAGCGGAACCCGAAGAGGAGCCCGAAGAGGAGCGTGAAGAGGAGCGGGAAGATGGCGACTGACGACATCGTTGACTACCTCGAATACAGTCTGGATATAGCGCGCCGCAGGGGGAGCGAGTTGGTGCTGCGGAGCTGTCTATTCTGCGGGAAGTCAGACAAGATGTACGTCAACATCGATAAGATGAAGTTCAATTGTTTCTCCGCCAGTTGTGGAGCGGGCGGATCAATCCTCCGCCTCGTGATGGCGATTGAGGACTGTGACCGCTCGGAAGCCGTGTCGATTCTACAGCGGCTCTCCGTGGGGATCCTCAGGGCCAAGCCCGCATCCGAGTTGTTACGGCTGTTTGAAGCGTTCCAGAGCGGGAAAGGGTTGGATGCCGAAGCGGCCGCAGCCGTAGCAATCCCGCTCCCGGCGGAGTTTCAACCGTGCTGGAGCGGCTCCTCGTGGAGCGTTCCGAAGTTTCTCACGACCAAGCGGGTTCGCAGGAGCGACATAAAGCGTTGGAACATCGGGTTCTGTCAGAACGGAAAGTATGGGGGACGGGTCATCGTTCCTGTCGCCAGCGCTGGTCTGACCTCCTTCGTTGCGCGCGACACCACCGGATTGTCTGAACGCAAATACCTGAACCCAGGGATGGCTCTCCAAGGACAGATGCTCTTCGGGTACGACAGCGTGTCCGAGGAGTCAGAGCGGGTCGTGGCGGTGGAAGGCGTGTTCGACGCCATCGCGCTCTGGCGGTACGGGTATGAGGCGGTGGCTTACTTCGGGTCGGCTCTCAGGCCGGAACAGGTCGCGATGTTGAGTCGGAAGCGGGTCAAGGAGGTCGTTCTCATGCCGGACCCTGACGCGCTTCGAGCCGGAGCGGAGAGCGCCGGGAAGCTCTGCGCGCAGTTCCCATCGATACGGTTGGCCGTCATCCACGGCGGTGACCCGGATGAGATAGGGATGGCGGAGGTTGCGCGCGCCATCGAGTCTGCACGCCCCGTTACCGGAGCCGCAACCGCGCTCGAAGCAATGCTCATGGCGGCAAATAATCCATGGGACTAGGCTCGGGAGATCTGCTCTCCAAAAAAAACACTAGCGTGCGAATCCCGCATATTCTATGATAGGCTTGTCCGGGCTGAGACGGCCCCAAGACGACTGATAAGGGAGCAAGAAGATGACCCCGAAAGAGACAACCGAAAGCGCGACCGACGACAAGATCATCTGCCTCGAATGCGGCGCGAGGCTCCAGCAATTGGCGGTCCACCTCGGCGCAAAGCACCATATCTCCGTCGCGGAATACCTCGCGCTCCATCCCGGAGCGCCCACCGTCAGCAAGAAAGCATCGGAAGCCATCCGGCAGGCCCAGCGCGCCAAGGGCCGCAAGAACAGGGGCGAAGCGAAGCCGGAACCCTCGCCGGAACCCTCGCCGGAGCCCGACGCGCTCAAGGAGGAGATCAAGGTGGAGAACGTTGTCGCCACGGGTCCGGTCGCGAGCGAGTGGCTGAGGATCGGGGAAGCCAACCTCCCGGTCTGGACGGGGTGGAGCGCGGAGAGCCAGGCCAAGGTTCCCGATCACGACCTCCACTACCAACTGGACGAAAACATCCTCACCCAGATCGCGGTCGGCATCGAGCTGTTCGAAAACACGCTCATCTGGGGTCCTACCGGAGTCGGGAAGACAAGCCAGGTGTACGAACTGGCTTCGATCCTCAACTGGCCCGTCACCCGGATCAACCTCAACGGCGACACCAGGGCTGCGGACCTCATCGGGGATATGAAGGTCTTCATCGACAGCGAGACTAAGCAGGCGATCACGAGTTGGGAGGATGGTCCGCTCGTCACGGCGATGCGGAACGGACATATCTTCCTGGTCGATGAAATCGATGCGGCCAGCCCCTCCGTGCTCTTCGTCATGCAGCGCGTCACGGAGCGTCACCCCGACCCGGCAGCGGCGATCAAGGCCGGCAAACCCCACTGCTCGCTCCTCCTCCCGACCGGGGAAGTCGTCAACGCCCACCCCAACTTCCGCCTCATCGCCACGGCGAACACCATCGGAAGCGGGGACATGACCGGGGACTTCGCCGGTACCAACGTTCTCAACAAGGCGTTCCTCAGCCGCTGGGGAATCAAGGTGCGCGTCGAGTACCCCACCGAGATGATCTGGCGGACCATCCTCATGACCAAGACTGGAATCGATGTTACGAACGCAAACAAGATCGTCCAGGCCGCGCTCAACGTCAACAGGGGGAAGCGCGATCAGCAGTGCCGCGTGTCGCTCTCTCCGCGCGAAACGCTCACTTGGGCGCGGCTCGCTGTGAAGTTCAACTCCGTGGCGCGCGCTGCCGAGTTGTCGGTCCTCAACGGCATCGACCCGATGGACCCTGATCGCGCCTTCGTTGCCGACGTCATCAAGAACGCCTGAAAAAAAAGTTCAACAGGGATAGAGTGTAGCGGATGTTGCGAACGGATAAAAGCAAGAATACTGGTAGCGTTGCTAGGCGGATGTCTAGTACAGTATTCTTGAGACCGGGAAACGGCTCGACAGATAAGGGGTAACGCGATGACGACGACAGAGAGAATGGAAACCCTCCTGGCTCCGCTCGGAAGCAGACTTGAGAAGATCGCGCGTGTCATGAGCCTCAACAGCGGAATCTCCGTCCGGTTCAACGGCAGCTCCTGCTGTACGGACGGGGAGCACTCGATCACCCTCCCCGACAACTGCGACAAGCTTTCCGCAGAGAATATGGACGTGGTCTGGGGGAAGCTCAACCACGAAGCGGAGCACGTCAGAGTACAGAAGGCGACAGCGGAGATGAAGGCGAATGGACGGCGCGCGCAAGTCAACGCCGACATCCTCGCACTCATCAAGACTTTCGCGAGCAAGGCGATCACCTCCCGACACGGCGCGGCTACCCCGAAGGACCTGATGGATAACGAGGCCAACCCTCAGGTCCGCTTCTGGCTGAACGTGTACGAAGACATCCGCATCGAGCGGAACGTCAGCGAGCGGTGGAGCGGAGCGGCGGAACACCTCCGCGCTCTCAACACGGACTGCTACAAGACCTGGGCGAAGCAGCTCAAATCCGGAATGGGCTCGAAGAGCACGAGCGACCTCACCGGGATCGCGATCATCTTCGCCGACAAGGGCTGCGACATCTCCATCTTCCCGCAGGCCGTCCACGACGCGATCAAGGCTCTGACTCCAATCCTCCGCTACTCCGACGACAAGAACCTGAGGACGGTATGGGATTCCTACAATCTCGCCCTGGCGACCGTTGAAGCCATCGCTTCCGAAGGTAGCTCGATGCCGAAGCCGGAAGCGAAGCCGCAGCCAGGGAAGGGCGAAGAGGACACGACGGTGGAAGGTGAGGAGAGCGAAGAGGAGCCGGAAGAGGTCACCCCGGCTGAGGCTCTCAGGGCTCTCCGCAACTCCTCCCCGACGATGTCCGATCCGATGGCGCAGACCTCGGAAAAGAGAATCCAGAGCATGAGCCGAGGAGCGACCCCGAAGGACCCCACCGGGATGGCGTCAGAAAGCTACTCGGTCAACCCCAAGGCCGCAACCCAAGACCGCATCGAGGTTCCGGTCAGCGACCCGGCAGCAACCAAGAACCTCCGGAGGGATGTTGAGCGTCACGCGGCTACGCTGAGCGCGCGGCTTCGCACTCTCCTGATGGCGCGCTCGGTCAGCCGCAAGACTTTCGACAACGACAGCGGAAAGCTGGACCGGCGTTCTTTGTATCGCCTCAATCGGCCCGGCTACCTCCCCTCTCGCAACATCTTCACCAAGGACATCTCCGGCGAAAAGCACGATGTAGCCGTTATGGTAATGCTGGACTGTTCCGGCTCGATGCACTCCGGCAAGACTTCTCTCGCCAAGCAGGGCGTTCTCCTCCTTGGGGATACCCTCAAGACCCTGGAAACGCTGGGGGTTAAGTTTGCGGTGTACGGGTTTACTGCGGACACGAACTGGGCGGAGGAGCACGGAACGGCGATGAGAGAGCGGTACTCCCGCGAGGAGCCGGTGCTCCACTACCGCTTCAAGAACTGGAGCGAGAATTGGGCGATCACCTCCTCCCGAGTGGGCTCGGGTCAGACGCAGATGAATAACGCGGATGCCGATTCGGTCAAGTGGGCGTGCTCGGAACTGATGGGACAGAAGGCTTCGCGCCGCATCCTCTATGTACTTTCTGACGGCGCTCCGGCAGTCGCGGGGAAACGGGAAGATCAGGTCAAGGAGCTTCAGAGGGTTGTCGCCGGGGCAGAGAAGGTCGGCATCGAGGTGTTCGGGCTCGGAATCCTCAGCCACCAGGTGCGGCGCTTCTATCGCAATAACAGGGTTGTAACCAAGACCGAAGATCTGCCAGCCGCCATTATCGAGATGGCGACTCAGTGGTTCAATAATAAGTAGCTGTCGAATCAGAGGTTCAAACGATGGAAACTCTCGATCAACTCCGAAACAAGTTCCGCACGAGCCTAGCAACGCAGGTCGCGTTCCCGAAGGAGGAGGCAGCCCCGGTATCCAAAGCAGCTTCTACACCAGGTCCTGATGAGGAAACCGTCAAGAGCGTACCTCAGCCGGAATCCCGTCCCACGACTTCGATCATGAACGCCGTTTTCACCGCTCCAGGGAAGGCCAAAGCGTACAAGGGTTGGGCGATGGCACTTACGAGGTCGGGAAGCGACTTCACCCTCACTCTCACTTGGGGCGCAACCGATACTTGGTCCGCTCTCAGCGAGCCGGGAACGACGTGGAATACCTCCTCGAAGGTGTATGAAAGCCGCATGACGGCACTTCGAGCGGTCAGAGAACGCGCCGGGGAACGGAAGGCGCACGGGTACACCCTTCGCAATGTCTGGGTTCACGACACCGAGGGTTCCGACTTCAGCGCGTCCATCGACGCGATCATGGGGTCTTGAGATGCTTCCTTCCCGGTTCAACTCCTCCGATGCGCTCAATCGAAAGTACCAGCAGGAAGAGCGCAAGTACATCGGCCTCATCAAACATAAGGCTTCCACTTGGTCCCATCGCGGAGCCGGGGACATCCGCGATCTCATCCAGGAAGGGCGCTGTTGCCTCCTGTACGCTCTCTCGCGGTTCGATGAGAGCCGGGGCAAGACGATGCCGCAGTTCCTTGGGCGAATCCTCGACAATACCTACACCTCGATGTTATCCGCAGCCCTGGCACAGAAGCGATGCCCCTCCATCTGGGAGCGGTCAGGCTCCGTCTGGAAGCGGGTTCCCTACCCGGAGTTGTCCGTGGAACAGGCTCGCGAGGAGTTGGGCGCTGACCCGCAGTCAGATGAGAAACCCCTCCCCGGAGAGGTTGACTCTGAAATGACGCCAGAGACAATCGCGATGTATAAGCAGCGTTCAGACAACGCCAAGGTTCTCCTCGTGCGTCTCCAGAACCGACTGACCCCGGAACAGCGGAGCGTCCTGGGTTGTGTCATCCGTCCGCCAGCCGGTCTTGTCGTTACCGCGCGAAACTTGTCTGGAGCATACCACGTTCGCAACGTCCATATCGCAGCCTACCTCGGGATAACCAAGAATCAGGTGGACTACGCGCTTTACAACATTCGCAAACAGATCGTCCAGCTTTTCAACGAGGCTGGACCGGATCAGGAAGCGTAGGGCATGCCGATACTCTCCGACAAAGCCAATGATATCGCGATGGTAAAGCGTTACATCGAAGAGAACGGATTGGACCCTGTCCCCATTCGTACACGGGAACCGGTGGCGGTTCGCAAAGGATTGTCCCGACTCGTGATGGAACACTACTCGTGGGGGCGCGTCTGCTTCGCCAGCGACCCTGGACGTTCCGCTTCTCAAACGTGGGTAGAACACCAGGGAAGGCCAGAAACGGCTGCGTGGTCGTGGGAACTGCGGAAGCTGACTGAACAACCCGCGTTCGTTGAGGCTCTCCTCCCCTCCGAAACTGCCAAGCTGGACGCCCTTCGCGCCATGCCCGGCAAACGACGTGAGGAGATTGAGGATGAGGATGGCGTAGGGTACAGACCGATCCCGATGGGGTCAAGAACGCCAAGAGGGAAACGAAGGATCAGCCCTGCGGTCGCCAAGGCCCGGAAACAACCTCCGCGAAGGGTCGTCACCGAGAAAGCCAAGGCATCTATTCAGCTCTGTTACGAACTGGTGCGAGCCATAGCATCGAACCTCGGCTGGGTGTTTGCGGAGAGCGAAGGGAAGGTCAGACCAGGGCAACTGTTTGTACGAGACAGTTATTGTACCTCGGGATACTTCAACCTCTTCATCCGTCAGAGAGGATACAAGAACACCTGGGTCGGAATCCTCAGGCCACGAACGGTTCGTGTTGTCGGTCCTGCGGTGAACGTACAGATCTTCAGCGGAGCCCTGGATGACGTTCGTCTGATCGTTCCCGACCGTCTTGAGGTCAAGGTCTGGAGCGACAAGGGCCACCTTTGCGTCGTCGTGAAGGGGATGGATACAGAAGCCGCTCCGTTTGTTGCGTCCGCGATTGCTTCGATCATTTCAGAGGGGAAACTGTATGGAAGGATATGACTACATCATCGTTGGAGCCGGTCCCACCGGCGTCATCGCGGCAGGAACCCTTCGAGCCTGGAAGCCCGACTACAAGGTTGCCGTTGTTGAACCGGGCCAGTTGATGGGGTCGCTTCTGGAAGGTGGGTTGCGCTATCTCCGCGCCCACGAAGATGTCCTGGACCTCCTTTCCGCTCTCCGGTTGAAGTACGACACGACGCCGGTGCGCGGAGGAGTTTTGCTGGCGCATTCAGCAAGGGTCGTTCCCTACCCGGAAGGGTTGGACCGGACGCAGCGCGGAGCGGCCCAGCGTCTACACTACCATAAAACACGGGGAACCCTCATAGGGTTCAACCCGAACACCACGATGAACTTCGGAGGAGCCCCTGTCGAGCGAGTGAACGTCTGTTTCAGGAGTCTCGTGGAATCGTGTCTCCGCAGGTCAGACCTCTTCCGGTTGAAGGCGACAGGGATAGGCGGGAATGGCGTGACCCTCGAAGATGGAACCCGGCTGACCGCGCAGAAGGGCGTCATCTCCACCATCCCGCTCTTCACGCTCCTACAGATCCAGGGCGTCCCAGCGGTGGACTGTCCTCTCCTCTCCCAACGCTGGACCACCGTCTTGACGGTCGGTTCCCTTTCTCTGTTCGACGTGTCGCCGTGGGACTACATCTACACCCCTTGGCTCCTCGCGATCAACCGCATTTCCAAGCTTCCGAATGGCGAGATACAGTTGGAACTCAACTCCCAAACCTCCGCTGACTGGACTGCCGACCTTCGATACCTTCAGGGACGGGCGGTGAGCGATGAACGTGCTCTCCCCGGTTACATCGCAGGACCGGAGTGGCGCTCATGGAAGCCCGCCAAGGGGCTCACGCTCCTGGGACGGTATGCGGCTTGGGAACCGCGCTTCACCGTTGACCAAGCTGTTAGTCGTGTTAGGAGTATGGGATGAAGAAGCTACTTGAAGCTCAGGCGCGCCAACAGAGGCTTTGGTATGACGTTTCGAGCCTGACGCCGGAACAGCGAAGTGAATGGACCGATGAACTCCTCCTGGGGCTCTATGAGGAGGTAGGAGAACTGGCCCGTCAGATCCGTACCAGGGCCCACGTCAAGCCGGAGCGCGTGCCGGGCGGGAACGTCCTGGCTGAGACGGTTGACGTCCTCAAGTATCTCCTCGCTCTGTCTGACCTCCGTGGAATCTCCGCGGAGGAGTTGGAGCGCGCTTTCATGGAGAAGACAGAGGCGGTGACGGCGCGTTATCGGCAACGCCATCTGGAGCTGACCGAACAGACCTGTGTCCTGGTAACAGACCTCGATGGGTGCGTCGCTGATGCTCTTCCCTTCGTGGAACGCTTCGGAGCGTACCACAATGAGAAGGGAAGCGGATTGGAGCGGGAACAAGCCGTGTCCGAATGGTATGAGAGCGGCGGGTTCTTGGATCTCGAAGTCGTTGCCGGAGCGCGCGAAACTCTGGCTGAGGCCAGGTCAAACGGCTGCTTGATCGCCATCGTAACCGCTCGCCCCCAGTGGGCGCACCGGCGCGTCTATCTCGACACCGTTGGGTGGCTACGCAAGCACGGCATCGAGTACGACATCCTCGTGTTCGAAAAAGACAAGCACGACGCCCTGATCCGACACGTGCTCCCGGCGCGCGTCATCGGGTTCGTGGAGGATCGGGACAAGCACGCCATCGAGCTGGCCGCCCATAACATTCCGGTGCTGCTAATGGACTACCCTTGGAACCGCAACACGGTTCCGGCTCCCCACCCGTTCATCCGGCGAGTTGCCGGCTGGACCGAGATACGGGAACACCTTGCATCGAAGGAGTGGAAGTAATGGAACCCTCGAATAGCCCCAAGGTCACCCTCATCGGATGGACCTCCAGCCTCATCCCGTCTGGCTCCGCTTCTCAGCCTAACCGGCTGGGTCCGCTCCAGGTCATCGCCATCGTCTGGAAGCAGTCCAAGGAGGTAAAACCCCTCCACGAGATCATACAGGAAGTGTACGCGATGGGCGAGGAGGAGCTGGCCGACCTGATGACGCGCGTCCTTGAGGGCGTTCCCGTCGTGGAAGCGGTTACCTTCAACTTCGTCCTGGAGAACGTGTCGATCAGCTGGCGGGAACAGATGGTCCGACATCGCGTCGGAACGCATCCCGATCCGCGAGTCGGCGTGGACTGGGACATCGCGGTCCAGGAGATTCCCGAGTTGGCCGACATGAGCGCGTGGAGCCAGTCGATGCGGCTCCTCGACATGAGCAACTTCGCGAAGGAGCGCCGGTACAGGACGCCGGAGAGCGTGGTGAAACTCGGTGAGGACGCAGTCAAGGACTGGGACACGCATATGCGGACCATCGAGATCATGTATGAGAGTTGGGCGCTTCGGGGCGTACCACTCGAAGATGCGCGTGATCTCATCCCGCTCGGAGCAACGTCGCGCATCGCCTGGACGCTCAACCTCCGAACCCTCCAGCATATCGTCGGGAAGCGCGGTTGTACCATCCTCCAGTTGGGCCTCTGGGGCCCAATCATCCAGGGGATGATCGCGGAGCTGGTCGCGAAGATCCACCCCATCTTCGGAACCCTCGTGACTCCGCCGTGCCTGAAGGGGGACAAATACGTGGGATGCCTCTTCCCCGAAGACATCCGACGCCGTGGGGAAGGCCAGGATGGCTACCTCCCGGTCTGTCCGCTCTTCCTGGGATGCGACCGAACCCCACTGGGCCACGACCTGCGAGAACGACGGGCTGCGGGTACGCTCCCCAACCTTGAAGGGACGATCATGGAAGCGGAACGGCGGGAACGGTTCTGGGCTCGCGACCCGTGGACCGGCGCTCGCAAAGGGAGGTCGTGATGGACCAGCACCTCCTCTACATCGCCAACCAACTCCCCTTCACGGCGGTCAAGGGTGATGGCCCCTTCCTGTGCGACCCGCATGGGTTCACCTACATCGATATGTGGAACGACAACGGCGTGGCGTCAATGGGGTACTCCTCGGGTATCGTGGAGGAGACCATCTCCAACTTCCTGGCGCTCAAGGCGCCCCATCGCGCTCCCCTCATGGTGAATACAGCCATCCGCGAAGCCTACTCCAAGGCCATCTGCGCGGAGGTCGGGATGGACCGCGTGTTCTACGCCAACGGCGGGAGTGACGCGGTTGAATCCGCGATCAAACTGGCGAGGCTGTATCAGTACAAGGAGAATGAGAGCTGTTGCCAGAACGGAATCGCGACCATCTCCCACAACTACCACGGAGCGACGGGGTTTGCTCTGGCCGCCAATGACGATCATGACTATCCCTACCGCAAGGACCCGTTCTATGGACCTCACCAACAGACCACTTTCATCGAGGGATTCTGCGCGATGGATGAGGACTTCAACCTGGTTTATGGGGGCGGAGGGGATCAACGGCTTCGCGAGGAGCAGATCGGAGCCGTCATCCTCGCGCCCATCCCGGCTGACTACACCGCCATCAACATGCGAAGCCCGGAATGGCACGCGGCTCTCCGGCGCTGGTGTGACGATCATGGCGCACTCCTGATTCACGACGACGTACAAGCAGGGGCTGGTCGCTGTGGCTACTTCGCTTCGTGGAAGCACCCCTCTATCGGAGCGAAGCCCGACATTGTTACGCTTGGAAAAGGCGTTGCGATGGGGTTCCC